TTATTTAGATCAGGATGTTCTAGGACTGGCTGCCACTTTTCTTGTAGATGTTCTGTTTGAAACATTTGTTTCTCCTTTATTATTTACATCTTTTAATTATATTAACTTATGCACTCGCCTTTTGATCACGACTGATAGCAGACATATACTTATGCATAGTATCTGTCGTATCAATGTCCTGTGCGGTGCCACCATCTTCATCATCTATTGCTCTAACGCCTTCAGCAGGTTTAACTTTAGGAAAATAACTTTCCTTTAGAGTGGAGAGTTTTTCACGGAAAGACTCCTCACCAGTAAAGTCAACATCTTCTACAAGACCTTTGAACTTCTCAATTTCTGTTTGAGCTAAGTCTTCTGAAACTTCAGAAATAACTTGCTCACGAACTAATAGAGAATTGTTTTCAGTCATTTCAACATTCTTTTGAATTGACTCATTTAATTTATCTTCTAGTTCTGCAATTTTTTCAGATTGTGCTTCCAAAACGTCATACTTTTCGTCTGGAACGTCAATATAGTGATCTTCAAACAACTGTTTCAGTCCAGAGATAAAGTCTTCTGCAATTTCGCCTTTAAGTCCACGCTCTATTGCCAACTCGTTCTCTTTTGTCCATTCCTCTACAACATAGTTGAGATATGTATCAACCTTCTCAGTTAACTCTTCTTTGAAGGTTTCCATTTCTGTTTCTTTCTCACTTTTAACTTCTTCATGTATACGATCAATCTCTGAACGTAACTTTGACTTAATAGCAGCTTCAAAAACTGTCCCTGCTTTAGTCTTAAACTCTTCAGAAAGGTCTTCGCCACTCATAAGAGCATCAACGTCTTCTTTAACGTCAAGGTCTTTAATACGAGCATCAATTTCTTCTTTCTTTTCAGCTGAAACTTCTTCTTCAACCTTTTCGTCTGCATCTTCGTGATAACCGTCTTTCATCATCGTTTCATATGCAGCTTTAAGATCGACAGCTTTCATGCCTTCCATCTTTTTGTGCATTGCAGCCTTTAACATTTCTTTAGTCATTTTAGCTTCTTCCAACTCTTCACCTTCTTCTGGAACGTGACTAGCAGCAAGTTTTTCTGGTTTCTGTGGTGCGACTTCACCTTTTTGTTGGGCATCACCAGAAACTTCTTTAGCTTTTGCAGCAACTTTTTTAGCTGGTGCATCTTTCTGTTCTGGGTCAACAACAGGTGCTCCTGTGTCTTCCGCATCGTTTTTCATCTTAGACTTTTCAGCAGGAGCAGCACCCTGTTTTGTAGGGTCTTCAGCTTCTTCAAGCTCTGCCAGAACCTCTGCTTCAAGTTCTTCAATTGTTTGGTCTAATTCGGACATCGGGTGTCTCCTTACTTGTTTTGTAATTAATATTTATAAATTATAACATTTTGAGGAATTTTGCAAACTCCAGTGCTTCCACTGAAGCTTGTCTTTGACGCTTTTTAACATCAAATTTTGTTTTCATATCTTGCAATTCTGCTTCAATAAGTGATCCATTATTCCAAACCCACTCTTTTCCCTCCATAATACCTTCTACGAAAGCATTAGGAGCAGATGGGTCTGCTACGATGTCTGCAGCTGTTGCAAGATAAAAATCATCTCTTACATAATTAGCTCCGCCTTTTGATTCCAAACTTCCCATACCTCTAGAAGAAACACCTAGTTTTGCACCCTCATCCATTAAATTTTTAACTATTTTACCCATAGGTGTTTCCATTATTTTAGCTTCGCCAATAAAATTTTTTCCGTCAGGCTTTAACGATGTAATCATGTGTGACACTCGTTCCAAATTGACCGTTGGCCCATCTGGATGTCCAAGTTCCCCAAACGCCCGATTTTCTTCAATAAAATTCTTGCTATACTTATTAACTTCTTTTTGTAGTACATCCATAGGATATACTCTACCATTGCGGTTCTTTATGTCAGCTTGCATAAAAATACCACGAATCTTGTAATTCTTTTTACCATCTTCCTTTTCTTCGCAGATGTACTCTACTTCTTCTACAGCTTCTGAAAATAGTTTCATTATTCTATCCTTACGATGTATAGTTTTCGTCTTTTTTAAATTCAATAATAATCGTTCCAGATGTACCAAAACAACTAGCTTCATGATCACCTGATGTTGCAGCTGTATTTGTAGCAGCAGATTTAATTGCTCCAGCAGTACCATCATAGTGTCCTGTACCAGCACACCTAAACTGAGTAGAATCTTGTGAATTGTTTGCAGCTGCACCCACTTCTATGATTTCTACATGACCAGTATCATCGTCTGCTGTACCCTCTACTAATGACCACCAAATACGATTGAGATGTAGTTTTGCACCATTTGCGTGTCCAGCTAATGCACTTGCATCTAGAATAGCATTATTTGCAGTTGTATCATCTTCGATATCAACCAAGATTGTGACAAATCCGCCTGCGCCTGGATTATTTACAGGTGTGTCTCTTAGTGTTCGTGTTGCAAAAGCCATTCTTTAACTCCTTAAATTGATAACATTTCTTTCTCAAAATAATTCATAAGTTCTCTTTCGGAAACTTTAAATTTTTTTGATACTTCTTTTATACTTTTTTCAAAACTATTTAGGAAATCTGAAGGTTTAGAATCCATTTTTTGAAATATTTGGTCAATAGCACCCCTCATCTTAGGAGAAAGTTTCTTATACTCCTTAGATTTCTTATGCTCATCCTTTTCAATTACGGATGTATATACTCCACTAAACGTCTGAGTCATCACTTTCCTCTGTTTCTACTGACATAGTTTTAACAAAAGTGTTTGCTAAATCTTTTCTTCTAAGTTCTAAAGCATCACCTACTTTAGTACCTATTGAAGTTTTAAATACTTCTTCTGCACCTATGTTATTTCCGTCAACAATTGCGTCTACAAATTCTCTACTCATAATTAATTTCCTTCTTTTTCTGGTTCTTCATAATCTGGCATCTGGTCTGGAGTAACAACTCCACCAGCTCCATCTTGTGGATACCTTGTAATTCCATCTCCACCATCTGGTAAACTTATTCCACCATCCATTGGATCAATGTCAATTTCTTTTCTTATCTGATCATTCATTTCTGCAATTTCTGCATCATTCATACGTAAAACTTTTTTCAATACATACTCTTTACTAAAGAATGTACCAATATATGATTGTATAGAATCAAGTGTTTGTATACGATCATTAAGTAACTCTGCATCTTTAAGTTCTGCAAAGTGACCATCCTGTAGAAAATCATACTGAATGTGTTCTTGCATCATATCCCAATCTTCTGGTGCAATAACACCCTTTAATAGAAGTTGAGTTTTAAGAATATCTGTAAATATAGGAACGAACTTTTTACGAATACGTTGCACAAATTTAGTAAATTTAAGTTCATCTCTTGTAATCTCAGAAGCTCTTCCTAATGAAAATCCATTTTCAGAATCCATACGAGAGATAGGAACATTTAAAGACTTATATAGTTTCTTTTGAAAATATTGAATATCATCAATCTCTCCAAGATTAGAACCGCCGGGCAATGTTGTAATTTCTGTACCTCTACCACCTTCTCTTCGTGGAAGCCAGAAATCTTCTAACATTGACATATGATTACGATCATCTCGTATCTCACCAGTAGATGCATCATATACCAGTTTGTTACGATATCTGTTCATAACATCCTTGAGGTATTGTTCTGCTTTTATCTTAGGTAAGTTACCAACATCAATATAAAAAATACGTCTTTCTGGTGCTCGTGATATACGATATATAACAAGAGCATCTTCAATCATACGTAACTGATTGACAGGCTTAATTGCTTTATGTAAGTAAGATAATACTCTACCAGAATTACCATCTATAAGACCAGATGGACAATATGCAATTGAGTCCGTTGCTATTTTTAAACCAGAGTTTCCACCCTGTGATCCAGCTGAAGCTAAACCTTTTTCATTGTAAAGATAATACTCTTCAATATTACTGATCATATCAACACCAGTTTTATTACTTTTGTTTTTTTTAACCTGTCTTACTTTTTTAATTTTTGTTGGATCAATGTATCTAAGTTCTATTATTCCTTGTTTTGAATTTTTAGTATCAATTATTTTATGGAAAAACATCTTACCATCAACATACCACCTACGAAAAATATCATGACCCTTCTGTTCAAAATGAAGAAGTCGTAATACTTCAGAAAATTCTCTTCTTATTGCTCTTTTTATTTTTTCTGGGTAAGGTAAACGATCAAGAGTTATTTGTACTGCTTGATCACTCTCATTGGAAACAATACCTTCGTTTACAATGTCTTCAATGGCGGTATCACACTCTGGTTGTTGTGCAATATCACGATAACGTCTGATTAAATCTAAATCAGTACGCTCTCTGCCATCAGTATCTAAAATTTGTCCAAAGAAACCACCACCAGCAATATCTAAAGTGCCGTCATCAGCAGTAGGGGTAGTGAATGATGGTACACTACCCTCTGCTTTTTTTGGTCTTTCTATACGGAACCCGAAAAGTTCAGCCATTATATATTTTCTCCTACGTTCTATTTAGTAGGTAAATTAGAACGATACACCAGAAGGTTCAAAGTGCTGATATCTCCAAGTAACTTCAAAAGTTTCAATTTCCGTTGCTTCTGCATTTGTCAGTTCAATAGTACCAACTGTCAATGGATATGCAGCTCTAAATATATAACTCTTAATGACTGTATCATCACGATCTAACTGTTCTACAGTCAAATCAGTCTGATAGTCAGCAGGAGAAATAACACCAGTATTGTCTGCAAAGTCATTAATACCGTTTTGCCATCTTTCCATTGCATTTCTAATCATGAAGTCTGTATCATTCATAAAAGTAACAGTCCAAGTCTCAGGAGCTGGACGATCACCAGAAACATAAATGTTTCTACCACGAAATGGAACAGCAATTTCACCCAAATTTGATGCTGGTAATTGAGAACCACTTACTAGAAAGGAAGTTCTACGAACATCCAATCCGATTGCAATGCCAGGTGGAGGAGTAATAGTTACCCTATATTGGTTGGCTCTTGCACCACCACCGATTAAGTTTGCTTTAAAGTCATCTATATTTGCCATGATTAACCTCCTACCTCACTAAAGGCAACCCCTGTTCTGGTTGCAACAAAGTTAAGTGTGATAAAATTGATAGCACGATTTGGTTTGACAAAAATATCACCAATAAATTCGTTTCTATCTATAACTTCACCTGTATTATTAGTGCTATCAGCAACCACAGAAAAATCTTGTATACCTCTTCGTCCTTGAACATCTCGTAGAAAAGGTTCTACTAAATTTCTAAACTGTGCTCTTGTAAATTCATCGTTGAACTCAAAGAGTTGAAATTTAGCAGCAGTAGAAATTGCCTTTTCCATAACCAAGAATAACCTTCGTACATTAATTCGGTCAAATGCACTTGGTTTTGTAAGAGCAGTCTTATCACCAAACAGAACCACACCTTGGCCTGGAAAATTGACAACAGGATTAACTCTTCCTCTGTATAGTTGATCTCTCTCAGTTTGATTTGGATTGTAAGATAGTTTAATTGCACCACGAACATTTCCACGATTAAATCCAGCAGGAGAAAACCAAGGGTCTGCAACACTATCTGTATTTGCACAAAGACCAGCAGTATCTCCATTCAATGGTATAAAACGAAATGTATCATTGTATTTGTCGTACATATATTTGTACCCACTATCAAATACCATATAAGAGGATGATGGGCAAAGTTCAAAAGCAGCAGTAACATTTTCTGTTGCTGTAGTTGAATTTGAAATACCAACCGTTGCAGATTTATAAGGAGAAACAAAACCTACACAATCTTTACGACCTTCTACGAGAGAAGTTATCATAGTTACGTGTGTGTCTTGTCCAGCTGCACTATCAGTAACAGCAGAACTTGGCCCTCCAAGAACGAGATTAACATCTTCTGATTCTGCATCAGCAAACTTATCATAAGCAAGTTCAAGTTCTCCAGCAGTAACAGCATAATCGTCTGTGCCACCTGTTAAAGAAACAGTTGTAATAGGTCTAATTTCTGTATATGCAGAAGTTGTATCTGTACCCCAATTAGTACCAGCAGCAATATGATCACCCCAATAGATATATTCAGATTGATTATATAAAACTGTTGGATAGTAAATACTATCTCCCTGAGGCCCTTTGGCTGCAGGATTTAAAGATAGATTAGAAAAAGTTTCTAAAACAGAATTTTTTCTTTGTCCAGCAACATTAACATCAGCACCAGAAATAAGTCCAGTTGTATCAAAAACTGCAATATGTACTTCATCTCCAGTTCCACGACCATTAACTCTATTATATTCAGACTGTCTTGGAGCAGCATCAAATAAGTCAGCAAATCTCCAACGTCTAGTTATAAAAGAGTTGTCAGGAATAATAGTTTGCAATCCACCAGAGTCAGGATCATCTTTCAAACGAATACTTAATACTTCACTGTTAATAGCAGTAACTTCGTACTGTGTATCACCAGCTTCAACAGATGCGTAAGGTGAAAATGCCATATCAATGTCATTTGCAATTGTAATAGGTTTATCTAAAATAAGAGCAGTTTGAGAGGTAACTGTTTTAACTTTAACTACTTCGTTAATTCCAGAAGCAATAACACGTTGCCCAACTGCAATTGTACCAGAGTTACCATCAACCGTAAGGTTAATAGAAGCTGTAGTAATTGCACCATTACTTGTTGCAGTAACAGAGTTGTTTGTGTGAAACTTAATCATGTCACCAACTTGAAAAGCAAATCCTGATTCATCAGCATCATCAACAGTAATTGTTGTGTCACCGACAGCACCAGCACCGTTAACCAAGTTTTTAACACCTAAGTCTTGCTCATATGCTTCTGGAGAAGGACAGAGTTCAACACCTATAGAGTTACCTAAAGTACCAGCATCTCTTGCAATCCAATCATTTGTTGTGCTTTGACCATCACCAGTTGTAGCATAGAAATCTGTGATATAATGATCTGTATCTCGTACTAAAACACCAGATGATTCACCAGCATTTACAATAGCAGATTCTGGACGAACTACTTTTAGTGCGTTACTATATTTAAGAAAGTTAGAAGCAGTAAACCAAAATTCAAAATTACTTGCATTAGGTTTACCAAAATTTTTAAGGAGTTCAGCTTCAGAACCG